GCCGTCTCCTCGATGGCATCCATGACCGCCTGAACGTTCCACCCGGCCAGCTCGGCTGCCTTGCGGTCCTTGATCTTCTTCATCAGCTCGACGGGGGACGTGTAAACACGAGCACAGAAGAAGTCTTGGTCTTCAATGGTGGCTTCGGTGCGCCGGGGAACCTTGAGCCACTGGAGGGAAGTCACCTTGAACCGCCAGTCGTATTTGTCCTCCCGGTATGTGAAAGCCACACCGAACATGGTGAAAAGGTGGACACACAACAGCCGGTTGTAGGTGAACTTCGGCCAGTTGCGAATCATGCGACTGATCTCTTCAGCGATGATAGGTGCCCACTGCTGCCGGGCCAGCTCATCCGCGAAGCCCGCTCTCAATGGCGTGGAGCCGAACACGTCGATGCTGTCGAACACTTCATTGTAGGGCCGTTCAATGTCTTGCTGGGACTGCGAAGCATACCCCCAGTTGGCGTTGGTGCGTCCGGCCATCCCGAGCAGCCGGTCTTGCTCGGAGGAATAAGGCGGGTCTCCGTCCACCTGGCTCTGCACCTTGGCCCGTGCTCGTGAGGAACCGAGATCACTGGTGAAGAGATACTGGTAGGCTCCTGAGAGTTGAGCCGGGTTCTTGATCCGGCCACGTTCGATCACGTTGTCCTCCTCATCCAGAACATCTGGAATGGAGCTTGCCATCGCTAAAGAGGAATTGGGGTTGTTGTCCATTTCGCAGTTTTAATGCAAATGCTTTGCTTTAGCAACCAAGTTGCATTTTGTTGAAGGAAATCGTGATAACGCAAACTGGTTGCATTAAGTATAACGTCAAGGTATATTTTTGACATCTGCATGCCACCACCCGACAAGCCCAAGTCCCGCCAGCAACGATGGCAGGAAAAACAGTTCGCCCTGAAGCGGTGTGCTGTGTGTGGCTGCTCCGTGGATGACAACTCGCCCATGTGCCCCCCTCACCGTCTCGCCGCCAAGGAGCGGCTGCGGAAGCGCCGGGGGTCCGTCAGGCAATACACCTCACTGGCCCAATGGCAGACTGTGGACTGGTCGGAACCGATTGAAACGATTGCCGCCAAGATGGGTGTCCGGCCCGGCACAGCCCGGTGGAGAAAGAGAACATTGCAAAACCCATGAGCGCCGCCAGCAATCTGAAAGTGGTCAAATATGGCCTGTCGTGGAACCCGGTGAAGGACAACAACGGCAGGTTGGTGCCGATCCCCGACTGGGCCATTGAGCGCAACATGCTTGTCCGCTATGGCCAGTTCAAGAAAGAGAACCCTGGACTGAAAATGCACTCATGGGGTGAGCACTTCGCCCGGTTGGTGCGTTGCATTTTTGGTGATCCCAAAGGCATCTACTTCTTTGAGTGGAACCCGAATGCGATCCGTGTTTTAAAGCATTTCAAAGACAAAAAGATTCTTAGTCTTGCGGGCCATAAATCGAGTGGCAAGACCGATTCGCTTGCTATGTTTTGTGTAATGATGTTCTGGCTGGACCCGGAAAACACCAAGGTCATTGTCACATCCACCACCATCTCGGCAGCCCAGCAGAAGGTGTGGGGCAAGGTGAAACTGATCTGGCAGCATCTTTCCAAGTTCTTCGGCGGGGAGGAGAATCTTCCCGGCAAACTGATGGACTCCAAGAATACCATCCGCTACGAAGACAAAGGGGTGAAGCATGAGCTGCGTGGCCTGACTCTGGTGGCTGGTGATAAAGGCAGCGCCCGTGAGTCCGCAGACAAGCTCCAAGGCACCAAGGCTCCTGTGTTCATTGTGGCTGGTGATGAGTTCGACACCCTTGAGCACAGCCTCGTCAACACTATCTTCGGCAACCTTTCTTCCAATGGTGAGTTGTATCTGCTGGCCGGGTTCAACCCCACCAGCTACTACTCTCCTGGCGGTGTCATCTCCAAACCGGTCAACGGCTGGCACACAGTCGATGAGAACAGCACCGAGTGGGAGACAGAAATCGAGCCGTTCGGCATCCGTGGATACTGCCTGCGCTACGACGGTGAAAAATCTCCCAACGTGCTGCTCGGCTACGAACGGTGGAAAGGACTGCTCACGCTGGAAAACATCAACCAGTTTGGCGGTCTCGGCTCCAAAACTCCGATCTACTATTCCCAGATCCGTGGCTGGTGGAGCGCCACCGGCAACGTGGACTCCATCTACTCGGAAGTCGAGATCATCAAATGGCGGGCGGACGCCAAGATCAAGACATGGGTGGAACCTCCCAAGCTTGTGGCCGGGCTCGACCCCGCGTTCACTCATGGTGGGGACCGTGCAGTGCTCACCATTGGCAAAGTCGGCTTGGCACAATCGCCGGACACCGGGCTGGTGCAGAAAGTGTTCGAGGTGGTCAAGTTCTACATTCTCGACCTCGACATGACCAACACATCCACTTCCAAGAGCGAGTGGGTGGTGAAGCTCACCAAGAAGCATCTCGATGAGCACGGCGTGGACGTGCGGGATCTCGCGTTTGACGGCACCGGGGGTGGTGAGCCTTTCGGCGCACTGATTGCCCGCGACCTCGGCACCGGGGCCATGAACGTGAATTTCTCCAGCCGGGCTTCCGACAAGCCCGTGTCCAAGAATGACCCACGCCCCGGCAACAAACGGTTCCGCAACATGGTGAGCGAACTGTGGTATGTCGTGAAAGAGTTCGTCCGGTCAGGTCAGGTCAAGGGACTTCAGCCCGACATTGTGACCGAGATGGTTGCCCGCACGTATGAGGAGACCGGTGGTGTGGTGCGTGTCGAGAGCAAGGACGACATGAAGCTGCGCACCAAGAAGTCGCCGGACATCGCGGACAGTTTTTTCCTCGCATTCCACATGGCCCGTATGAAGCACGGTCTGAGCAGCACAGAGACCTCGGCCAAGAGGCCGGTGAGCACCAAAAACGCCGGACTGTTCCCTGTGATTGACCTCAATGCCAGAGCACCGCAGCAAGTTGTGCAGACACTCGGTGATGGCGGGGGCTGGGGTTACGGGCTGCGCTAAGACGGTGGAAACCCATTTTTATAAATGCCCAGTTCAATTGGTGGATGAGAAGTCACAGCCACTCCGGGGCATTTCATCCGACCAACTGGGAGACCTTCAAATAGTGTGACAAACCCAGGAACGTACATGTCGTGAGACTTTTTCATGTTCTCCCATGCTTCAAATTCTTGAGGTCCAAACAACACCTTGGCCGGGAATTTACCATTCACTGTGGCTGAGTCTTTGGCTTCGTGAAAGCAATGAACCAATTGTGAAAACTCTTCAGTCATTTCCATGTCATTCGTCCTCCCCATCATCGTTGCCTCGCAGGAACCGTGTCACCTTGCGCTCCCGCTGTCGTTCGGTGTTGGCATCCCGGTGTCTCCTGCACAAGCCTGAGTCGTAGCCAGCTTCAGACGGCTGCCCGCAGTATGGACATGCGCCTTTCGCTTTCTGTGCAATCTGCCACCGGCGCTGCCGGGACAACGGTTTTTCATCTGCCATGCAGTAAATATGCTTGACGGTGGGGAGGCGTCAAGGTTAGAAGTGCAAGATGGACGAAATGACCAAATCACACCCGGCCCGTCTGCGTGCTGGGGACTACGAATGGATCAAGGGGCAGGTGCTCGATATAGGGGCAGGCAGGGATGCCCTGAAGCTCCCGCCACCCTCAACCGTTCGAGGCTGGGATCTTGAAGACGGTGATGCAACGCTACTTGCAACGCTCGAAGACAAGACGTTCGACTGCATCGTCAGCGCCCACTGCCTTGAACACCTCTCCGACCCTGAGACGGCTTTTCGCAACTGGTCCCGCGTCCTGCGCGAAGGCGGTTTTATTTATGCGCTTGTGCCGCTCTACTCCTGCTACGAGAAGTGGAATGACTTCAAGCACGGCTCACCGAACCCGGCCAAGTTCAACCACGACCACAAGACCTCATGGGACTTGCTGAATCTGGAAACCACCCCCAAGAACCACCGGCATTTCGGGTTCAAGGAAATCCGCCAGCTTGGCAAACAGGCTGGCCTGACTCTGGTGGACTTGCGCATTGAACTCGACGGGTATCAGTGGAACCGGTTTGACGACAAGGAGTTCGACCAGACCATGAATGGGGCCTTGAGCCAGTTGTGTATTGTATTTTGCAAAATATGAATACCTGCTCCACCTGCCAATACTGGGTTCAAGTTAAACGTGACGTAGGGCTTGGCCAAAAATCAGCACATGACATGATTTGTGGACATGACAGTTTTGAGTTTGGCGGAGACTCGTCAGATGTGAAAAATGATGGAATCACAGTGGATGCTTACCACGTTTCATGCGGCAATTGCAATTTCATCACCGGACCAAATTTTGGTTGTATTCACCACAAGCACACATGTCTCCCCGTAGTCATCCACCAAGCCCCTCACGAGAAAGTCGCTGTTGAGCGTCTTACCCGGTTTTGCCTCGAACTGGATGGCACTGTCATCCATGAGTTCCAACGGCTCGAAGAACCCGCTGGTATGGTGTACCCAGAAATCGCCAATGACTCGTTCCGCTGGGTGGCTGGTCTCATGAAAGGCAAACCCTTCATCTGGATTGAAGCCGACTGTGTGCCTCTCAAACCAGGTTGGGCACAGGCTCTCACTGACGAGTATTACCGGCAGGGCAAGGAGTACCTTTACCCGCTCCAGTTCAACTTACCCCACGACGCCTTTTCTGGTATTGGGGTTCAGGGTCCAAACGCTTATGAGCATGCCCCAATCAGTGAAAAATGTGTCGGGTTTGATGAGATCATTGTGCGTCAGCATCCCGACCTCATCGGGAGAACCGATCTGATCCGACACTCGTATGGGGTGTACGATGAGAAAGGTGATGCCACATTGCACAAGTTCCCGCGTGACGTGGGGATCATCGGATACAAGGCTGTGCTGTTCCACAAGGACAAGAAACAGGGGCTCATGAACACCGTGCTGCCGGGGAAAGGGTTTGAGGTATGAAACTGAAACACCTCTTCATCAAATTCACCTTGTTCGTTCTCCGGCTTGCCCTGCGGCTCGATGGCTGGACGGACAAGCCACGGCCCAAAGGATACAAGAACAATCCTGATCTGCCGTTCTGGCGGTTCCGGCCACCTGTGTGTGACCTCCCACCATCCATTGAGTCGGCCAACCTGGCTCACGCCTGCAACAAATCACTTTTTAACCGGTGATGGAAATCTCGACGACAGGCGATGTGGGTGACCTAGTATTCTTACTCGGAATTATCCGTCAAATCCCTGACGGCCCCCACACCCTCTGTTTGCGCTATGGCGGGGGCACGAAATACCGAAACTCTCAAGACATCCAGAGGCTCTATGACCTCACCCACCCTCTCGTTGTCAGGCAGTCTTACTTTGCCGATGTGAAGATCATCGAGCCTTCCACACAAGTGGACTGGGCCAGCGAACGGTTCCGTGACAATGGCTTGTTCTTCGCCCCCGGCGAATCCCTAATGCAGGCCCACCTCAACAACCTCATCAAGGTTCACAGCATTGGCCGTGACTTCTCACTCGACGAGCCATGGCTCTCTGTTGACCCCTCACCCACCACCAAGGGAAGGATCGTCATCAACCGCACCGAGCGGTACCGGAATGACTTCTTCTCGTGGTCCGATGTGGTCCGGCACTATGGAGACCGGCTGCTGTTCATCGGGCTGCCCCATGAACACCACCAGTTCTGCGCTCAGTTCGGCAAAGTCGAGTTCACCCCCACCAGCAACA